TTGGTATCCTGACCCACCCTTGTTGCGCGAGATTGAGTCTTTGTGCGAGGCCCTAGCTGAAGGGAAGAGTGACTTAGCCATTTTTAAGGCTTCGTTAAAAGACGAGGCTGTGGCATTGGGGAAGACCAAGGTCCGCGCGTTTTATGTTGGGTCTGCGGCGCTTTCGGTGGTGACGCGAATGTTTATAGGTCCAGCTTTGGCCGCTCTGCATGGGGAACCTGATTATGAGTGTGCCGTTCAACTCAATGTTATGTCGGAGAGTTGGGAGCAACTGCAGGTCCGCATTGAGCAGCATGACCGGGAGAATGGGAATACGAACCGATTGGCTGGCGATTATTCCAATTACGATTTATCCACCCACGCTGAGCTTCTCCGAGGTTTTTACGAGGCCATGTACCGTATCTCTGAGCTTGCTGAGTGGAGTGCGCGTGATTTGCGAATATTGCAGGGTTTGGCTCACAATTTGTGCAATCCCGTGTATATTTTGCTAGGCCAAGTGGTACGTGTGAAGGGTTCCAATCCTTCTGGCATTGCGTGCACGACAGATGCGAATTCTGGGGCGAATTGCATTTTGCACCGTTACGCCTTTTATGCGAAGAATCCGGGTTACGTAGATGTCGATAAGTCAGTGAGCGATGTCAAAACGCTCTTCACCGAGTCGGTGGTGTTGACCACTTACGGTGATGATGCATTTGGTTCGGTAGCCTTGAATGGTCGCAGCTTACCAATCGACAATTTGGATGTGGCTCGAGCCGCCTCTTTGTTTGGCATGACGTACGGCTCGTTGGATAAGAATGGGGGTGAACACCCGCCGTATTATCCATCCAACCGGGCAGACTTTTTAAAGTGTGCCTCTGTGTTCGACGAGGAGTTGCGCTTTCGGATAGGGCGTCTTCCCCTATCATCCATTCGCAAGAGTTTGGCGTTTGAGCGTATGGATACGTTTGAGAGCAGGTTGAGTACCATGCAGTCTGCTCTGCAGTTGTATTACGCCCATTGTATAGGGGAGGGCCGAGAAGCAAACGAGCGCAAGTTTGGAGAACTGCGCGACGTATTTCTTAGGAGATTATCTGAGTTAAGCGGGTGCCAGGATGCGAATAGCGCCCTACCTACTTTTGATGAAGTTCTCGGTAGAATACGAGGAGCCCAATGTGTGGTGGGTCAGGAAACTACGCTCGATGGCCAGCATTAGCTGCGCCAGTCGAGTGAGTGCATATTGTATTTTCATATTTTCCTTTTATTAACTACATTATATAAACATTTGCCCAATTGGGTTCGATTGGAGTCATTCCACGTTGTAAATTTTAATGGATAAAACCGAAACTTCTGTAATTGCTAATGTTGCTCAAACTCAAGTTACTGTTGTAGATGACTTTTTTGTGGCCGAGCATACGACAGAGAGTGTGGGCGAATCTAGTACTGGTGCGATGCCGGTGGTTCATGACCACAGTTCCGTGTCTAGTTTCCTAGAGCGTCCTATTTTGATCGGTACTTTTTCATGGGCTATAAGTGCCACCCCTTTTCTGTCGGTTAACCCTTGGACGGCCTTTTTGACTCACGCACTGATCAAGCCACGCATCTCCTATTTTGGTAGGTTGCGCGGAGATTTGGTTGTGCGTTACGTCTTGAATGGTACTCCAATGCATTATGGCTCTGTCCGTTTGTGTTATAGGCCCCATCCCAATATTGCATCCGACGCGGA